GTTAGGCAACGGTATCAGTATGTAGCCTCAGCCGCAGATACGAGCGTGTCTGGGGCGGATGCCAATGGCAAAACTTTGAGCTTTACTGATGGTCAATATGTTGATGTGTTCCTGAATGGTGTTTTGCTCAAAGCCAATACAGATTATGCCTATGGTACAAACGCAATCACAGATATTTCAGCTTTATCAGCCAATGATGAGATTGAGGTTATAGTTTATGATGTCTTTAGTTTTAGAGATACACAAAGCCAAAATATCAGGGTAAGGCACTATGTAACTGCTTCAGGTGGCGAGACATCAATATCTGGGAATGATGATGATGGTCGGCCTATAGCTTTTTCTTCTGGCACACAGATTGATGTAAAATTAAATGGAATCACTCTTGTCGCTGGGTCTGATTACAATACTAATACCGCCAACACAGTAGCGGGTTTAAGCGCATTATCAGCTAATGATATTGTTGAGATATGCGTTTATGACAAATACACCACGTTTGATACGATTGCGGCTAGTGGTGGGACGTTTAGTGGGGCGGTTACTCACAATGCAACTGTAGCATTTAATGAAGGCGCAACACTTCCAGATGATAAACATCACGTTTATGCGAATTACCCCTATGTTGAATTGCAGGGCGATGGCACAGCGGCTTATAGTACATTTACAAATGCAGGTGATACAATAATCTGGCCTTCTGTTAGGCATGGGGATTCAAGCCTTTATAATACAACGACAGGTGTTTTCACCGCCCCTGTCAAAGGTCTTTATTTATGGAACGGTGTTATGTTGATGAATGGTCCAACAGCGGGTAGAGCTACAGCGTTCATGTTAGGTGGTGCGTCAACTCTTTATCAGTATGTTTATTACAACCAATATCCAGCCGCCGCCTCAACTAGGGATATGATTATAAACAACATGATTCCATTAGATGCTAATGAAACTTGCAAATTCGTTGTAGGGGTAGGACCAATAGAGTTTACCAATCAACAAGCCTCAACAGCCGTACAACATTACAGCTACCTTTCAATCACCTTAATAGCGGCAAGGAGTTAATATGGGGCGTTCGAGAGATTTAGCCGATTTAATTTCTGGCGCGAGTACTTTGCCTAATGGAGCAATTCCATCTGGGTCAGTGGTTCAAGTAGTGCAAACACAGGATGCCAGTAATAGTGAATTAACTGTTGCGTCTAATGGTGCATATGCGGATACAACCTTAGTCGTAAGCATAACGCCAAAATTTCTCAATAGCACCTTTATTATTACAGGTAGCTCTTATATGACCCCTGATACTGCTTCCACAGTTTGTACTGCTAGGATTGTAAGAGTTGTCAATTCAGTAACCACTGTAATTAGTCCAGCAAGCACAGGCACCTCATCATCCACGGCGGCAGATGGTTTTTGTCATTCTTATAACAGCCCTGCTAGATCAAGCACTATGGGGACTCAAGCTTTTTCTTTTCATATGAAAGATAGCGGTTCATTATCACTTTTAGAGCATACTTATAAACTACAGCTAGGCTCAAGTGCGGCGTCTACTACCGTACATTACAATCAATACGGCGAAGCCGTTACAAGTTACGAAGATAATTACACTCCAACTTCACAAATGGTAGTAATGGAGATAAAGGGATGACTAGGGCAAGAGATATTGCAGATTTTAGTGGTGGGCTGGTTCTTCTAGGCACTAAAGATGTTGTATCTGGTCTAGCAGGTACAACCGTCTTGCAGTTAAATGATGTATTCAGCGCGGATTTCCAAAACTATAGAGTAAATTTTGATATTATTTGTGGAGCGGATGCCGCAAGAAGTAATGGTTCTGGATTTTTTATGGGTTTCGGTAACTCTGGTACTATAAGAACATCAGGGGACGCTTGGGCGGGTGCTTGCTTTTATTATCAAAGTAATGCGGCTTCTTCTGGCTCGTTTACTGGGGAAGCAACTGATAGCTGTCTCGTCGCTGGCACTTTTACCACCCAACAAACGCAAATAGTAGGTTATTCAATTATTAGTAATCCATTTAGTTCTAGCTTGCCTCACGAAGTTAGGTCGAATTTTTTGATGAACTATATTGGACTTGCCGCCAATCAATATGAAGAACATTCTCTTGGTGTAACAACTGCCGCTAATTTTAGTACCACAGATATAAATTTTCAAGCCTGTACAAATGTGAGCACAAATTCTGCTAGTGATGTTAGCGCATTAACCAAAGCAAATGTGTACGGTCAATTCAGGGTCTATGGAATTAAGGATTCATTCTAATGTCTAATTATTCAACTGATGGATTTAATAGCCAGTTTGTAGCGCAGAGATTGCTCAATGATACAGATTGGACACAAATTCCTAACAGTGGTCTTACTGATGCGTGTGTAACTGCGTTTGACACATATAGAGATGCTTTACGAGTAATCCGTAAAAGAAGCGATAGCAACACATCCGACCCAGCATCAGAAACATGGCCTACTGCTCCTACAGAAGAATGGTCATAAACACATTTTTTTGATACAATAAGCACAGGAGGCTAATATGGCTGGATTAACAATAACTACCGCGCCATCAGATGAGCCGCTTGATGCCGCTGAAACGATATCGTATTTGCGGCTGGACTCTGGTGTAGACACCACTCTTATTGATGGGTTAATTCAGGCCGCTAGGTTTTGGGCAGAGGATTATACAAATAGAACTTTTTTGAACACAGTCTACACCCTATCATTAGATAAGGTTGGTCAAGCGGAAACGCCAATCAAAGAAGGCTTGTACACTGGTGCGTTTCAAGTTCCGTATCTAAATTACATTGAACTGCCACGCTCACCTGTATCAGCCGTGGCTCACGTTAAATATTACGATGATGCAGATAATGTATCTACATGGGCGGCATCAAATTATTATGTTGATACAGCTAGAGTGCCAGCGCGGATTGTTTTGCGCGATAGCGGAACATGGCCTACTGATTTAAGAAACGCCAATGGGATTGAGGTTCAATACACAGCGGGTTACGGTTCATCAAGGTCAGCAATACCAGAGCCTATCCGTGTAGCTATGTTGCAGTATATATCTCACCTATATGAGCATCGCGGGGATGATGAGGGCAGAGGGCTTAACCCACCCGCCTTGGTAACATCATTGCTTCAGCCATACGTCATTATGAGATATGGAGTTAGCGCATTTAGTGGTGGCTACTAATGGCAATCGGTAAGATGCAACATTCTCTACAGCTTCAAAGCAAATCAACATCCGCTGATGGTGGCGGGGGTAACGGTGGCACGTTCTCAACATTTGCCACGACATTTGGCAGAATAGAAGCACAGGGCGGGGGCGAAAGTTTCTTTGGCGACCAGAATGAAGCTAGGACAACCCATAAAATCACAATTAGACATAGGCGCGACCTTACAGTAGCGCACAGAATACTTTATGCCTTTACAGTAGATGGCACATCTTACAATCGTTTCTTCAATATCCGCAGAATTGAAAATAAAGATGAGCGTGATAAATACCTTGAAATTTTAGCCGAGGAAGGCGTTGCAACGTAATGGCTAGGGTAACTACCAAAATCATCAGCAAGCCCCGCTACGGCTCTGCTTTGAAGGATTATGAGGCTAATTTGAAGGCTTTGGTAGGTAGGGCTGGTAATTTGGTGCGAAATACAGCCGTTCAATCTATAAATCAGGGAAGCCGCAGTGGAGCGTTTTATACAAGAGGCGGCAAAACAGGGCAAAGGTCAGCGGCGGGTGAGCCGCCGAAAACAGACCAAGGGTTTCTTGTTCAAAATATTGTTTTAGATATAGACCCTGACGGACTAGGGGCTAATGTAGAGAGCCGCGCGGATTATTCTGAGGCATTAGAGTTTGGCACATCTAAAATGGCGGCTAGACCCTTCATGCACCCCGCGTTAGAAGAAAACAAGCCAAAGATAAGGCGTTTGGCTAAACAGATAGTGAAGGCTAAATAATGGCACTACATAGCTGGGAATTACAAAAGGCGGTATATAGCAAGCTAACAGGCGCAAGCATCACTGATTACGCTGGAAACGCTATTACAGGGGTATTTGATGATGTGCCAACAGATACAGCTTATCCCTATGTTGTTATTGGGGATGAAACAGCTACTAATGTTTCCGCCAAAGACAAGGATTTACACGAACATACGTTGACCATTCATATATGGTCGCAATATCGTGGGAACCGTGATATAAAAGAAATTATGGAACAGGTATATACCGCATTAAACGATGTGAGTTATACTGTTTCGGGTGCTTCTGGGGTGAACTTGAAACATGAGTTTCAAACGACACTTACAGAGGGTGATGGTATTACACGGCATGGTGTCATGAGATTTCGTGCTGTTGTGTCAGACAATTAAAGGAGACTAGACATGGCGGCACAAAAAGGTTCAGCCCTGTTAATGAAAATCGGTGATGGCGCAAGCCCAGAGGCTTTCACAACAATCGGCGGTATGCGTTCAACCTCATTAACCTTGAATGATGAGATGGTTGATGTGACGAATAAAGATTCAAGTGGTGCTAGAACCATCTTGGCGCAGGGCGGAGTTAACTCTATCAGTGTGTCAGGTAGTGGCGTATTCACTGATTCAGCCTCAGAAACAACACTTAAGGGCAAATTTAACGTATCAGCCTTAACAAACTATCAGTTCCTTGTGCCTGACTTTGGCACGTTTACAGGTGCATTTATGTTGACCACCCTTGAATATGGCGGCGAGTACAATGGTGAAGTGACTTACAGCTTTAGCTTTGAAAGCTCTGGCACAATCACATTTGCTACGGTGTAATGAATGTCTTGGGTTGATGTAGAAATTGAAGTTGGTGGCAAAACCTTTAATGGACAAATGAAGTCTAGTGAAGATGCCACCATCTTTAATATCCCACCCGCCTCAGAGTTAAAGGCCGATGGGAAGTTTAAGTGCGGTGGTCAAACATATACCGCCGCAACCGTTAATGACGTAGCCCAAAGGGGCGAAGAACTATTGGTAGAAGCCAAGGAGAAAGAGGATGTCAAATCCAAAGCGCGGGGAGCTAGAGATAGTTCTGGGGGAGAAGAAATATAAAGGGAAAGTGACTTTGGATGTTGCTGTTCGTATTGAGCAATCATGCGGCATGGGCATTGTAAAAGTCACTCAAGCCTTATCTGAAGGTTTGCTTACAACATCTCAGATGATAGCTATTATTACCCCTGTAATAAGGGCGGGAGGGAATGATGTATCTGAAAAGCAAGTAGGTGAATTTCTCTGGTCGGCTGGTGTTACATCTGGGATTACCGCTGTTGGCTTAGTGCTAACATCAATACTATCGGCTGGCGGTGATGAGGGAAACGAAGAACAGGCGGAAGTGTTGCTTTAGATAAACTGCCGTGGGATGAGTGGATGCGGACTGCCTTGGGCAAAATGCAAATGTCATCTACAGAATTTTGGAATATGAGTTTTGCAGAGTTATACGCGGCATTTGAAGGTTTTGCAGAGTTTCATTCTGGTGGGAAACCGCCCCCACTTAGCAAGGGTGAGCTTGAAGGGTTGATGGAGCTTTATCCAGACTAACGAAGAAAGGTGTCTCATAAATGGCAACAACAGTAGATACCTTACTGGTTCGCATTGAATCAGACATGAAAGATGTTCGGCGTGATTTACGAACATTGCAAAACGATACCCAAAAAACAACAAAGCGTATGCAAAGCGATATGCAGAAGTTTGGCAATGTCGCAAAGGCGGTCTTGGGCAGTGTTTTTGTAGCTCAAATCGCTAGAGGTTCGATAGCCCTAACAAAATTTGCATCTGACATTGAAGAAATGCAAGATATGTCAGCGGCGGTGTTTGGTTCATTTGTTGGTCAAGTTAGAGATGACTTAGGCGAATTTGCAAATGCTGTTGGTCGTTCTAGTTTTGAACTAGAGGGGCTTGCCGCTAATGTTCAAGATACCTTTGTTCCTATGGGTTTTGCTAGAGGCGAGGCGGCAAAGCTATCTGTTGATTTGGTCAAATTGGCTACTGATGTTGGCTCATTTAAGAATGTCGCTACCTCAGAAGTTATGGCTTCATTCACATCTGCTTTAGTAGGCAACCATGAGACTTTAAGGCGATACGGAATTGTAATTGACCAAGCGGCTTTACAAACTGAATTGTATCGAATGGGCATTACAAAGAATGTCCTAGCGGTAGACCAAGCAACAAAAATTCAAGCTAGACTTAATTTAATATATGCTGGCACTGCCGATGCACAAGGCAACGCCGCTGATACGGCTGGTAGTTATGCCAATCTAGTCAATGCTATGAACGCTGAATTAGCTGAATTTGCTGTTGAGCTTGGTCAAAAAACCCTGCCGCAAATGAAGGAATTTGTAAAAACTATTACTAGCATGGTCGGCGGTACAAGGGAGCTTTTGAAGGCCATTGGCTTTTTAAGTGATACTAATGACCTTTCCCTTGAAGAAGCTAGGGCTGAACTAGACGGATTAACAGCAAAGATTTCTTCTTATTCATTAGCTATGGAGCAAACTCCTAGATTAACAAAATTTTACACGGCTCAAATACAGAAATTAACCCCAGAAGTTCTTGCGTTAAGAGCAAGGATTGCTGAATTAACTCCTGTCATAGAAAAAGAAGCAGATGCCAAAGAAAAAAATACTGTAAAAACAAAAGAGATGATAGATGCAGAAAAGGCTGTATCTAAAGCATTGGATGCTCAAAGATTCAAAACCCAACAAGCAAAAGAAGAAATGCTTGGAATGTCATCTGCGCATCTAAAGGCTAATGAAACTATGCGTGGTCTAACTGCTATAACTACAGAGCAAGCTAAAGAATTGTTGGCCTTGATTCAGCAAGAAGAAAAGCACACAGCGCAAATAGAAGCTCAGACATTAGCCAAAGAAAAATTAAAAGAAATAGAAGATGAGAGAGCCGCACTTCAAACAGAGGGTCAAACAAGATTAGATGACTTAATAAAAAAAGAGGCAATGCTCACTGCTGAATTGAATGGGCAAACAGAAGCACAGCTACGTCAATTAGAGGTTGCGCTTGAAATGGGCAATCTTGAAGCTGGCCAATCAGAAAAAATACTAAAGCAGGTAGAAGCAAACGCTAAATTACAATCTTCAGTCAACGCTCTAAAAAAAGCAGAAGATGCTCGTAATGCCACTGTCGAAAAAGGGGTTGATTTTGTTTCTGAATTTACTGAAGTGGAAGATGCGTTAAAAGAGACTCAATTAGGGTTGAATGAAGCATTTGCTGAAGGCAAAATAAACGCAGATGAATACCAGATGGCAACCAATAAAATCGGTCTTGAAATGAAACGCCTTGACCCAATGTTTGCCGCTACCGAAGCCGCCGCAAGGAGGGCTGGCGATGCTGTTGCAAACGTGCTTGCAGAGGCCGTGGTTAAGGGCAAGCTAGACGCTGATGCTCTCAAGAATATATTTGCCAATTTAGTACAAGAGTTAATCGCTGAAGCTATAAAAACTTTTATTATCAAAAAGATTATGGCTATGGTTTTCGGTGGTTTTGGCGGCGGCGGCTCTGTTGGTTCTGGCTCTAGCTCTATGCAGTTCACATCTGCATCAGATTCATTTGCTAGTGGAGGCGCGGTAAGGCGTAGGGCTGGCGGCGGTCCTGTTCTTGTGGGTGAGCGTGGTCCTGAGTTGTTTATCCCCCATAGTGGTGGGGTCATTCGTAACAACCATGATACCAAGAATTTGATGAGTGGCGGTGCGCCTGTAAATATCTATCAAACCATTCAAGTTGATACAGGAGTATCGCAGACTGTAAAAACAGAAATGATGAATATGCTTCCACGCTTCAAGGCTGAGACGATGCAAGCCGTTATTGATGGTAAGCGTAGAGGCAAAGCAATTAGTAAGGTATTTGCATAATGGCGGCTCCAACATATCCACTCACTGTCCCAAGCTCACCGTATTATCAAAAGTCTACATGGGCTTTACAGCGCAAAACAGCTTTGTCTGTTTCGCCGTTTTCTGGCGCACAGCAAATTTTTGAATATGATTTTGCGTTATGGTCAGCAACTATGTCATTGCCGCCCATGCTGCGTTCGGATGCAGCTAATTGGCAAGCCTTTATATTGAAGCTACATGGAAGAAAAGGCACATTTCTTTTAGGAGACCCAGATGCCAGAACACCAAGAGGAACAATTAGCGGCGGAGTTACGCTGGGGGCAAGCATCTCAGTCGGTGCTTATACCATTGCTATTTCAACTAGCCAAAATAGTCTTGCTAATGCTTTTCGGGCTGGGGATTACATTCAGCTTGGGTCTGCTGCAACAAGCAAGTTGCACATGATCGTGGATGATGTGAATACAGATTCAAGCGGCAATGCAGATATAAACATAGAGCCAGCTATCAAGACAGCGGAAGCGTCTGGCGAAACCGTTGTGTATACCAACCCAAAGGGTTTGTTTCGCATGGAAAGCCCGATGATTGATTGGGATGCAGATGAAGTTAGTAAATATGGAATAACTTTTGATGCAATGGAGGCTTTATGATGGATAACATGGGGTTTCATGATTTATTGTGGATTACAGCAACAGGTTTAATCGCGTTTTTTGTAAGGGCTATTTGGTCAAAACTTGAAACGCTTGATAAGGAAATGAAGGAGGTGTCTCTCGCATATGTTCGCCGTGAGGACTATCGTGATGACATCAAAGACATTAAAATTATGCTCGGCAAAATATTTGACCGACTGGAGACAAAGGCAGACAAATGAACAAGAACAGATTTATTTCGCAAATCCGCTTTCATGAGGGCGTTGAGAGCAAGGTATATAAAGACCACCTTGGAATAGAAACTATAGGGGTGGGTAGGAACCTTAAAGACCGTGGCTTATCAGAAGATGAGATTGATTATCTTTTGACCAATGACATTACCATAATTGAGAATGAGCTTGATAAGGCTTTTCCTTGGTGGCGGGATTTGGATGAAGTGCGTCAACGTGCGTTAGCTGATTTGGCTTTCAATATGGGCATCCCTAGATTGCATGGCTTTGTTAAAATGCTTGGCGGGTTACAGCGCAGGGATTATCACGCCGCCGCAGAAGAGTTGCTTGATTCCAAGTATGCGAAACAAGTTGGCGCAAGGTCAGAGCGTGTTGCTGGCATGATAAGAACTGGTGAAGATAGCGCGGAGTTTTAATGTATGAAACCATAGTGATTATTTGCGCTTTTGGAACAGCAACCGTAGGCCACACATATCCCTACAAGATGCACACAATATGCGAGTATTTTTGTGAGCGTAGTCAAAGCAGATATCATTATTACTATAATCCAGTAACCGTCATCCCTTATGGGTACACTTGCCCACAAAGTAAGCGGGTGACTTTTGAAAAGTGGGTTAAGAAAAAGCGGTGAATCTTATGTATGAGTACAAAATCAAAGAAGTGGTCAAGGTGGTTGATGGAGATACCATTGATATAATTATTGACCTTGGGTTTGACCTCACCAAAAAAGAGCGTGTGCGTCTGGCTGGTATTGATACGCCAGAAAGCAGAACCAAGGACTTAGAAGAAAAAGAGCTTGGCTTAGAGGCCAAAGAATTTTTAGAACGCCGCATAGCTGATTGTGATAACCTGTGGGTATCTACTGAAAAAGATGGCAAGTATGGTCGGATGCTTGGAACCATATGGTGCGGTGTAATTAACATCAACGAAGAAATGGTCAGCCGTGGTTATGCGTGGGAATATGATGGCGGCAAAAAAGAAAAGAACCTAGATGACCTCAGAACGATAAGAGGAATTATATAAAGGATGTTTAACATCCACCACACAACTGAGGTGGCTTACGTCCTTGTCATTACTATTTGGGGCAATACTGGAACTGTCTGGGAGTACATGGGCAATCAAATTGTTTTGCAGCAAAAAATGACAGAAGCGCAGTGCGAGTATCTAATTGATGAAGAAATGTGGGAAGCAACATATCAAAATAAATATTTACGCATGATGGCGCATTGCTTTCCAGAAGATTGTGCAGGGAAGAAAAGTTGTGACTGAAGAAAAGAAAAAGCCTGTTGAAGTAAATGTTGATCAAAACAGCTTTGAGCTAGTTCTTAGGATACTGGGTAATGAGTTTGTTGCCATCAAGATTGGTTCTACTAATTTTTCAGGAAAGCTAATCGCTGGCGGGGTTTTGCTTCTATTTTTCACGTTTATGATTATGGAAATATTTGGCCTCTCAGGAATGATGGGCATGGAAACTTATGACTAAGCCACAGCGATTGAATGAAAATACAGAGGTCGCTTTGCCTCTCAGAAACATTTTATCAATGGTTGCGGCGGCATCAGTGGCAACATGGGCATATTTTGGCATCATTGAAAGGCTCAACCAGATAGAGACTAATATAACAATGATGGAGTCTAACTTAGAGCAAAATACAGAATTTCGCATCAAGTGGCCTAGAGGTGAAATGGGGTCACTGCCAGCGGATTCAGAGCAGTTTATGTTGATTGAGCATTTAGCTACTGAGTTAGAAAAGTTACAGGACGAGATTGAGGGCGGCAAAGCACCATATGACCAGCAACAAAAGTTAACCCTTGAGTTTTATGAGAAGCGGATAACCAATTTAGAAGAACACATAGAGAAGATGCGTAACGGTGATTGAGCTTACTTTTGTTTTATTATTAGTCATGGGCGGCGAGAAGGTAGAGTACACGCCTTATCAGTCTTTGTCTGAGTGCTTGTCTGTACGCAGAAAGATTAAACGCAATGAAGGCTATACCAATAATTTTGACCAGAAGTGGTCATGTAAAGAGCTAAAGGTAAAGGTACAGAACGGTAATATCTTGGAGTTTATAGAATGATACAGGCACTTATAGGTCCGATTGCTAATCTTGCTGGCTCATGGATGGAATCTAAGGTTGAGCAAACCAAAGCCAAAGGCGCAGTCGCCAAGGCAAGGGCAGAAGCAGAAGCACAGGTTATGGTCACAGCGGCTACCCATGAAGCTGGCTGGGAAAAGATTATGGCGCAAGCGTCAGACAACTCATGGAAAGACGAAGCATGGACTATTCTCTTTATTGTCATAATTGCTATGTGCTTCATTCCGTTCACCCAGCAATATGTGGAAGATGGCTTTGCCGCCTTGTCTCGTACCCCAGAATGGTTCCAGTGGGCGATGTACGCGAGTATAGGTGCTTCATTTGGTATTCGCGGTCTAAAGGGATTCAAAAAGTAATGTCTGGCAAGAAAAGCCGTACAGGGTTATCAAATGTGCAAAATGTTCGGTTTGGCGGCCTTATCGCCGTTTTAAGCGGCAGAGAGCCGTATGAGTACATTTTGAGTGGGTTACTAGCGGATGGGTTTGTTAAGCGCACTGAGGGCGTGTTAAACGTCACAGAAAAGGGTATGCGCGAGAAAGATAGGCTGGCTACTTTGGCTGGCTTGATGGTTGAAAAGGATTATGCTCGTACTTTGCCGCCTTTAACTCAACAGGCTTAGAGCCTATACTCATCTAAATGGTTCTCCTGTTATCCAGCATACCAATGACCACCTAATGCCTTTAGTTAATGGTGTAACCCTATGTGGAAAAAACGATGGGAAAGCTATAGCTTGTCCAGCATCAGGCTTTAATGATTGTTCGCCTGTTAAGAAGAACGCCAAATCGCCGCCCTCGTAATCATCATTCAATAATATTGATAAGCTTATTTTACGGTTAGATGCGTCACCCCTGCCAATATCCATGTGCCAATCATATCCTTTGGATGGTGCTTTGTACCTCAATAATTGAGGACGCTCCATCAAACCGCTTATATTCAATTCAAATGTCTGGTTGGCAGTTAATGCGGCGGTGCAAATAAGCGCATCAACCCAAGAGTTGTTTTCATGGATTACCCAAACATCTGTGTCTCTGGTTTCAATATTCACAACATTTGAATTTTCGCTCTGTATTCTAGCTGTCTTGTGAATGTTTTGTGAATCCTTGTGAAGTGCAATTATATCCTTGCACTGGCTTTTGTCTAATTCCAATGGGCTTATAACGCCTAATTCGCCTACCCGATGCTTTGGCGGTATAACTATGCTCATTTAATTCTCCTATCGCAGTAATTGTTTCAGTGAAACGCAAGAGCTTTCGCTAGTCCACTTTGCTTCATCCCAAGTTCTGCAACCCAATACAGCATTTAAAACAGCCCATTCAAAAAGTATAACAATAATGAATAGAAAAAACACTGAAGCCGTTACGTTTAACAATGTCCTCATTTGTAAAATCATCCTTAGCTCCTATAAAAACGCCCCCAATCAAGGGGGCGGTTTGTTTAGTCATCAAATTCATCAGGGTTTAATTTCTGGTCTGCCAAATGTAACCCATAAAGAACCGCCTGTTGTGTAGTTATGTTAAAGCCTAGCCTGTCAGTTAAGCATTTAGCAATGAATTTAGTTTTTCCATTTACCCTGTTGTTCACATGGTCAGGGTTATCGTGTTGCTCAAATTGCAAAATTGGTGCGTGTTTTATAGGCTGACTTTTGCTTATGTATCTATAAACAGCAACGCCATCACGCATTGATTTTGTAATGTCGTGTCCACGGTTTCTGCAATCAGTTATGTAGGTGCTGATTGTTGCTTTGGTCTTGCCTAGCTTTTCAGATATTTGGTCAACTGAACGTGCTTGCTTGTTAATCACTGGCAGAATTATTTCTGCATATTTACGGTTTTCCATCTGGAATACTCCTTTTATTTCCAACTGCTTCCATTGAGGATGCTGTGTCCACGCCCCTCTAGGCATTTTGCAACAGCCATTCTGTATGTAGGGAATATTTGCCAATCAACTTGCTTGGCTAGTTCCCTGCACTCCATCACATCCCTCTGGAACAATTGAGCTTCATCTTTTGAAGCCCTTAAATCAACCACAGGGTTGTAGCTACAGGCGGTCATTGATGCCGCCATAATAAATACAGCCCACCTCATGACCGTACCCTTATCATTTTGTTTATGAATTTTTTGGCTTGCTCATGGGTCATCCAACGGTAAGGCGTATGCTCTCCGCATTGCATAACATCAAGTGGGTCAACCCTGTTTACAAAACGGTGTGTCGCTTTGCGGATTCCTTCTTCATCTTCATGCTCAATCTCTGGCTTATAGATATATCCCTTGTGGGAATACTCAGGTGCGTTGTGCCAATTTATCATCATGCTTCTCCATCAGTAAATTCATGGTTATGGTCATTCGTGGTGTTATGTATCTATTGCCGCTTTCAAGGTGGCAAATCATAGACCTTGTATTGTATCCAAGTAATTCTGCCATCTTTTGTTGCGACAGCCCTAGCTTCATCCGCATTGCTCTAAAGTCATGCGGCGTTATTTGCTTGGTCATGGTGGTTTAATCCTTCCTCTACTAATGTCTCAACTGGTTGAATTACATCAGCAAGAATGTCATCCAGCTTATCAATAACATTTACAAGCAAATCGTCATTGTAAGCCATTGCCCCCGCTGATTGTAATTTTTGAGCGTGGTGAATAGCGTCGCCAACTTTAGTCCGCAACTCTAAAATAATATTCATGTCGTTCTGAGCGTCTTGCTCTATTCCTTGGTCTATATAAATATTGGTCATCGTGGTTTCTCCTAATGGTTTAAGTAAAGATAACATACTGTTTACCAATGTCAACAGTTATTATCTATATCCCCTACTATTTGGCAATCCAAAGTTTCTTTTAGGGTCATTGCGTCTATTGGTTCCGTATTTCTGTTTTAGCTCTATCTCAAACCTAACGCTCTCTTTGCCGACCTCTCGCTCTTTCCCTGTTTGATTGTTAGTCACTTTAAAGTAAGGCGTAAACCCGCCCATCCGTGTTTTGCCAGAATTGCTCCTGTAAGTTCCATCCCATAACTGTTTTTTAATTGTGAAGTGTCTTGATTGCAGTGTGTGGCATCCCTTGCCAAATTTTTTCCAGAATATTTTGTCAAGAAAGTAGGATGACATAATCTCATATTTGGTTAAATCATCTGGGTTGGCGGCAAGGTGTTCAATCCTATCATGATAGGCTTGTTTGTTTGGATAGGTTAGTTTCTTGCTCACCTTGACAGGTTCAGCATCTTTTTTTGCTTTACGCTCTGCCTTCTTGCGTTCTTTTTCTTTGCGTTTGTTGTAATGATGCAGGGCTGATTTGGCATCGTAGACCCCAAAACTCTCCATCCCGCAATCTTCATTCGGGCATGGCGGGATGAAAACAGATACCCCTTCCTCAATAAAGCATGGTGAATTAAACATGGATTGCTTCTCTTTGCTGTAATATCCATAAAATGTGGTTCCGCACCATTCGCAACCTAGATGACGCCGCTTTTCATAGATTGGCTTCATCATGTTATCTTTCACTTGTTGCAGTGCTTTCATTCCAAGCGTGTTCATTTTACATTTCCCCCCATCCAGCAGATGCAAGCCAAGCGTTATCTTCTTCAGAAATACGCAATCTGTTTTCATGCTCTGCCATCTTTTGTTTGTTATTAGCGCACTCATCACAAAAAGCTGTATCAACATGGCCTCGCTTTGTGATTGTAGAGCCGCATCTAGTTTCTATTTCTTTGTAGCTGTATCCACGCTCAACAAAATAAAATGCAGGGTTATCACACGACATTGCTAAATCTCCTATTCCATATATCTTTGTGTTTTTGTTCCCATCTGTAGCTATCCATAGCGCGGCGCATAATACGCTCTGCTGTCTCAGTCCACACAAGGGCGTTCTCTCTTGCCCATATCCAAGCGTACAACTCTTGGGTCAATAGCCTGTTGCGGGGCATCTGGCGGTCTCCTACGATATGCCCAATCTCATGCAGGGCAGATACATAGTATCCAGTGTTCTTGGTTGGGCGGATTTGTATTTCACGCGGATGCCGCCTTGCCCAATAGCGAGGCTCAAAATCCTCAAGGCTCTGGTATGTCACCTTAATCTTGTGGGTTGCACAAAGTTCCATAACGTGCAGAGCCATCTCAATACGTTTAACGGTCATAATGTACGCCCTCTACCATGTGGTCTAAAACCTCAATCAACTGGTCTGCATAAACATAATCATATGAATCACACACCTTAACCTCACCCTTGCGTATCTTTACTGTCTCAATGGTGTAGGTGTCATTGAACATCAGGTTAATCACAACCAACCCCTTGTGCTTGTATCCGCTTGTCTTAAACTGCAAGCCACCGTGTCTTTTGTCTGTCTCGTTAAGGGCAACAAAGTTCCGCGCCGCATAACTCATTAACGCCGCTGGGGATTGGGCTACAATCTGGTGCTTAATTGTGTTTGCTATTTCTATTGTTCTGGTCATCGTGGTCTCCGTGGTTTGGCGGGGCTGTTAAGCCGCCGCTAATCTTTTAAGCAAAAAGGCACGGCTTGCGCCACCTTTGGCAATGTTAGAAACATACTTGCCATCACGGTACTCATCAGCCAACCAATGATTGCCAATCTGGTGAATCCGTATGTGTTCCGCGCCAACAACAACCCATACTGCGCCTTTAAACTGTGTACGCTCTAAAATTTTCTTTAACTTAATCATTTTGGTCTCCGTGGTTTTGTTTACCTTACCTAATTATAATGGCGCACCTGTTTACTAATGTCAACACATAAAACAAATAAAAAGGGATTATTTTTCATTATTTTTTATTTTGACTGCTTTCAATGTATATCCAAGACAATTCAATGCCGCTTCAATATCATCAATTCGTGGAACGTGTTTTGTCCGCCAGTTTCGCAGGGTATCGCGATGCAAGCCAACCTTCTCTGATAAATCCATTTGGCAACAACGCTGACGGTGCATCTCCTCAAAAAGAAAGCGCACTACTGGATTGTTGTTCACTATAGCGGGTCTGTATCTAAATTTTCTCATAGCACTGTAAAAAATGACCTCTCAGATGAGAGGCCAAGTTCAGGGAGGAAATTAGAAACCATTGAGGTTGTCAATGAAACTATCCAACAGCTTCTTATCCCAGACTACACGCCTATCCGTTATTTGTATAGGCTTGGGAGCATCGCCACGTTCTACCATCTTGCGGAAGGTCATAGGGCTGACCCCCATATATTTGGCGGCTTGTACTATGCTTAGTAATCTAATGTTGTTTAGGCTTTCATCTTTTGTCATATCTTGACCGCCCTATGATTAGCGGAAAAGCTACGCCATGCTTCAATCTTTGCCTCTGCCGCTATCCGTAAGAACCTGTTTTGCTCATCCTGCGCTATCGCAATCTTCATGGCCTCAAGATGTTTTAGGTATCTGTCATCTGCATATGCCTCACGCTCCTGTGCGCCAACTGGCAGATGGTTGTATTCTCTCATAATCAAAGCCTTTAGTGATTTACGGAACTCATCCATATAAATCCTGTTGGCTCTGGATTGGGCGGCATTTGTTGCGCTATCTCGTAGGTAGTCAATAGCCTTCTCTACATCATCATCTGTTATCATTTATTCCTCGTCATCATTATGAGGGCTTTTTTCCCAATACTGTTGAGCAATGATTTTACCAAAGTCACCGTTGCCAGTAATTTCCTCAAAATATTTGATTTCGTTTCCAGCCTTGTGAAGCATTATGTGATGCCGCTGGCAGAGGGGGATAAGGTTGCGGTCTGTGGCCTTCAGCCCCATGCCCCTAATGCCATCCCAAGGTCGCAGCAAGTGATGGGCTTGTATTACGCCCAAGCAATCGCCGTTGACCTTTAAGCAACAATCAAATTGATGAACCCATGAAAGGTGGTCTTTATTAGCGTATCTCTTGGGTTTGATTCTGTTTCGTTTAGCCATGACTAAAACGGAATATCATCGTCTAAATCATCTTGCTTAGAAGATTTGTTATTGAAGTCATCAGGCGAGATGAACGGCTCATCTTCTTTAGGCTTGGATGGCGCAAACCCCATCCTAGTGTAGTCATTGCCGTTTTTATCAGTTTTCTTTCTGCCCCAAGCCATTTGCTTTTCACCGTTGATTTCTAACTCACCAGAAATATCCCAATCCTT